ATTGCAACGATAGAACCTGCAAGCAAAGCGATTGCTGCTCCAATTTTAAGTAGCGTTCCAGCTTTAAGATTTGTCTGATATGCCTCAAAGCAGCCTCTGACCCCGTCAAGAATTCCAGTTACTCCTTCGAGAACGCCATTTAACCCCTCAAGAGGTTCGGTTACACTCTTTAAGAATTTAGAAACTGATAAAGCAATTCCACCGACAGCAATGCTGTTAAGAATGTCAAGAACTCCGCTGAAATCTGCATTTCCAAGTTTCTCGGCAAGTGTTCCCATCATAGTCCCGACTGCATCGGCAATACCGCCAGCAATTACCTTTACAGCTGTCCACAATGCTTCCATGACTTTGAGAAATTTACATTTTTCCAGTGCTTCTCCCATCATCTCAAAAGCAACAATGACTCCGCTCTTCATTTTTCCAGCACCATCACCAATCTGAGCCATGCGATCATGTACTCGTTCAAGGAATGAGTGGAATAATTCAAATCCAGGGAAATCGAACTTCTCTCCTGCGGCTTTTCCAAATTCTTTAACTTTTTCTCCGGCAGTTTTAACAAACGTAATAACTGTCTTTACGATATCAACAACAGTCAAAACTGCTTTACCAAAGATATCTGTCTTCTTTACAGTTTCATCAAGCTTAACGAGATACTCACCGAAGCTTCCGGTAAGTGATAACACCCCGTTTCCAGCCGGTAAGAAAAGACCAATCAATTCGCCGACACCACCAGCAACAGCTTTGAAAGCTTGTCCGACGATATCAAGCACTGCAAATACGCCCTTAAACGTATTCTTTAGATTCTTTGAACTCTCTTCCCCCATTTTGAATTTTGCTGTCAGATCACGGATACGTTCTGTGATTTCGGCTAACTGTTTTCCAGTCATTGGCGGAAAGATTTCGTTAAATGCCTCCCGAACAGGCTTAGCAACGCTAACCAGTCCCTCGAAAACATTCTTTACTGCTTCGATCATCATGGTTCGACCACCAAGGTCTTTCCAATCCTGAAGCATTTTATTTCTTGCATCGGCAGAAGCATTGATTACGGCACTGAACGTATCACTCACTTCCGTAAGTAATTCCTTCGCCTCTTCAAAGTCGCCGACGATAATTTCCCAGCTTTGTGTCCATCCGGACTGGGCAGCCTCTTTCAATGTGTCGAATAATTGGGTAAAAGTTTTTACTTTTGTCGCAGCATCATTCGCGGTCTTACCCATCTCCATGATGGATTTGATCTGATCATCGGTGTATCCCATGGTTCGAAGCTGATCTTCGTTGAGATCGCCTGTAAATTTTGCCAAAGTTTCAGTCAAGATGTCAGAGGTAAGCCATCCTTTACTAAGGGTCTCTCTGAATGAGCCCTCATCTTTGATCATCTCATCAATGGCAATTCCATGAACTTTAGCCGTTTCTTTCAGCGCATCCTGGAATACCTGACCACCCATACCGGCATTTACAACAGAGTTCCAGTCTTGTAATTTTACTGTTCCTGCTGCTAATGCCTGTGATAACTGATACATTGCTGTACTTGCCTGCTGTGAATTTGAACCTGATACAGCGGCAAGGTTGGCAATACCTTTAATTGCAGAAACAGAGGTATCCAAATCAACACCCGCCGCTGTAAAGGTACCAATATTACGTGTCATCTCCGTAAAATTATAAATGGTCATATCTGCATAGTGGTTTAACTCATCTAATGCATTATTAACCTGGTCAAGGGTGGTTCCCTTTGATGAAGTATTTGCTAAGATTGTCTGAACTGCATTAATCTGCGTTTCATATTCTTGAAATCCCGTTTTGATTGGATCAATAGTTAATGCCGATACGATACTTCTACCTGCATTTACTGCCGAATTTGTAATATTTGCCAATGCCGTAATTGCCATTACTTCTAATGCTGAAAATTTAGCATTAACAGTTTCAACGGCATTCGATAATCCGGAAAGATTTATCTTACCAGAGGCTTTTTCAACACTTTCAAGTCCTTTTGTTGCTCCATCCATATTCAAACTCTTTTTAAGTTTGGCTATCGAAGATAAGCTTGTCTGAATATTATTTTCAAACTGCTTATTATCAAATCGCATTTCGACGACTCTTTGATCAACAGTTGTACTCATAGACTTGTAACCTCCTTCCACGCCGATTTGACAATTTCGTCAAAAATAGGCTGAATAGCAGGATTGATATAATCTCGACCCTGTACCCAGCCTCCGTTACGAGTTCCATGTCCATACTGCAAGATAATTGCGATTGGAACTCCATTTTGAATATTTGTGTTATAAAAACTAATAGACACTGAATCCTTATCCTGCTTGATTTCGTAATTCCACGAATTTGCAGTTTTTCCAGTATCTCTCGGCGTAGCAGACGCAAGGGCTGCCACACCTTGACGACCATACTTATCAAGGTCGCCTATTTGTGCTACTTCTTTCCATATATCTGGTAAGCTTGTGGAAGTCGCCCTTTTGTCTGAAACTGATCATATGTATTTACCCCTACTTAACTCTAATCCGCGTACCTGCATAAATCAGATCCGGATTACTAATACCATTAAGACGCACAAGGTTGTCAACAGTAGTACCATTAGCAGCAGCGATTTTTGATAACACATCACCAGACTGAATTGTATAGTATTTCTTTTCTGCTTCACCATTTACAATTCCCTGTACCTCTGAATAACGGTTTCCCAAAACCGCCTTTCTTGTATCGCCATTACCATACTTTCCAGAACGAACCTCATTTGCCAAATCATTAGCAGATGCTTCATAGATATGGTTAATGAAGCTCTGTACATCATCATATCGTGTTCCAAGATTGTTTCTTCTGTCGTCACCATCTCCAAATTCGCCATTCATAGTTCTTTCAACTAATTCAAGGGTAGAACCATCTGGAGTATTAACTACCGGCTGAGGTGTCGGTTCTGGTGATGGGCTCTCTCCATTTACAGCGGCATATGCTTTCCAAGCATCAGCGTCACCATAGAACTTATCAAGGTCAAGATTTCCGTTATATCCGCTAATCTGACCAACTGAACTATACTGTCTAATAGCACACGCATAAGCCCCCTCATTCCAAGGTGTCTCTTGGTATCCAGTTGGTGTGTAATCTGGATACTGTGCAATCCATAATCCGTAATCACCAATACCGTCAATTCTTTCCATAGCACTCTTCTGAATATAGACAAGTGGTTTTACGCCCGTCTTAGAGAATACATAATCACAGAATCCTTTAACCCAATCGAAATCGTTCTTACCAAATGTTGGATTATCCTGTCTTTCCCAATCAAGACAAAGAATAGCTTCTCCGACGCGATTTCCAACAACATCAAGGAAATGGTTTGCCTCTGCAACATAATCGTCTCCCTCGGCATAGTGATAACATCCGACAAGCTTTCCATTTTCTTTTGCCTGCTGATACTGTCTAGCAAAATCTTTGCTGACAAATCCAGTACCCTGAGTAGCTTTCATAATTACAAAATCAGCGGCAACAGCAGATAAATCAATACCTTCCTGCCAACCGCTGATGTCAATACCATTAAGTCTCATAGTATTTCCTCCTATCCTTTTGAATGAAATCTCTTTCTATTTGCAGCATTTATTGTATCGTGCTGACGATACAGTTCCTGCTGGCTCATTTTCTTTTTAGGTTGATTCTTCTCGTTGAATACCCTTATCAAAGTAAGCAATTTGTTCAAATGCCATTTCTGACATTCCATAGGAATATTGAAACTAATCATCCAGTAATAAATAAGTTCCGCTGTAATCTGCTCACGATTTGTTGTTACTTTCTTTTTTGTTTCAGTGAACCAAGTAGCAGTCATTGGTAACGCAATATACCGGTTCACTTCTTCTATGTTTGCTATTGTTAAATAGTTGTAGCAATCATCTGGTACATTTTGTGTAATGGTCATACATCGCACATAGTCGATAATTTCCGCTGTAGTTTTATCTTTCTTGTTTATAAAAGGCTTATTCCACTTGGCTTCCCATTTAGAAACTGAAACCAGAGAATGCTCTAACTGTAATTTTCGTTCCTTTGTATGGATGAACTGTTCATTCTTTTCATCCCATAATTCAACTGAAGGTATTACGATATTAAGCATCTGTACACCTCCCAAATGAATTTACTGTGCCGTTCCAGAAACAACTGTTAAATTCTTATTCTCTGCTGCTGACTGTGCCGCATCATCCTTAATCTGAGGAATGATTGCATTGATAAAATCAGAAGCAGCATTAACATCTCCAGATAAGAATAATCTCTGAAACAGCACGTCATATGCCGGTGATTCCGTGAATGCTTTGCTGATTTCTTCTCCTTTTTCAAGCCTTCTTCCATCTGCCGACTTGATGCCGTATGCAGATAAGATAATCTTCTTAAATGAAGCCATAATTTCTGGAACATTCTTGGCATTTACAATTCCCATAAGGTACTCAGCAAGACCACCAGGCATACTTACCTCTAACTCCGTAATCTCTGTTTTGCTGAGATTAAAATAGTGGTCTTCTGTTCTTTCTGTCCCGTTGAAATCAACGTAAGTAATAGTTTCTTTATGCATTTTGAATTTCTCCTTTCAAATAAAAAAGCGACGCCAGCCGAACTGAATACGTCGCATAGACTGAATATTTAATTAACCTTCTGTTGTCATCATAGAAATGATTTCATCAGGCATTGGAAGTCTTGGCTCTGCAGATCCAGAATCATCTGTTCCATAAAGAATACCTTCCAACTTCTGGAGTTTGGTAGCATCAACCTTTGTTGAGTCGAATGTCATTGTAGCTGTTGCTTTAAGTTTCTTACTTTTAACAGCCGCAGTAACTTTAACAGGTGTTGCACTGTATTCCCAAGACATAGCCAATGGCTCTGGACTTTCATTTACAGATGAGTTCTGTTTCTCTGATGGAGAAGCAAGGCATCCCCATGTTAAGTGAAGTTTATAACCATGATCATTTGACTCTGTATCATTTCCGAGAATAGTCTTATACGCAAGACCAAATTTCTTACGGTTCTGCTGACCCGCATATACTCCTGGTGCAATCTCTACAGAACCATCACATTCGGCGAACTCATCCGGAGCCATATATGCTTCGATAGTTCCGCCAGCTGTTTCGGCAGACATAAGATTAAGATATTCAATGTTATCTGCATATATCTTATTTGACTCTGCTCCTCCAGGACTGTCTGTAATAGAACTCACACCATTCCAAGCAACACCCTTTGTATAGCCATTTGTCTGAAATGGATAAAGAGCGACTTCACTGACACCAGTTTCAAACAATCGCTCGCCTTCATTATCCCATGTAAGTTTTGACATGTTGATTTCCTCCTAATAATAAATTTCATATACTGTGTGATTCAAATTGTCCTTGGTGTAGGCTGTATTGAATCTGCACATTGGTAATTCAGATATTTTGTCTACTATATCGCTATCCGGATTGCTGTCTATGACTGTTACAGAATAACGATTTGAAGACAAATAAACCCTGTCATCGGCGTGCCTCTTATCTTTTCCATTAAGGGCATACACAATGGCAGGGTATTTCATACTAACTGATGCTGGTGGCTGAAAATAAGCTCGACACTCTTTTCCTCTTTCGGGGCAAGCTAATATACCACAAAGAACACTATGTAGTTTAAGTCGTCTGCTCATTATAAACCCCTCCAACCGTCAGAATTAATCGTGGATACTGAACTTCTACGCTCGTAATTTTCCACTTAGCTCCCATAAATACGATATATCGCATATTTTGGAAATTCTCATAAGCAAATGGGTCAGCAATAATACTAAACTCATTTGAAATATTGATGTTATCATTAAGTGATGTTCCAGTTTCGTGCTGAGCCTTACTTCTATTGACATCACCATAATGGTTATGCTCTACAATATGGTCTGTCCATACACCGGGAGCTGTTTCTTCTGATACGGAATAACCAATTGCTCCAAAAAATTTACTCATTTTGAAATTTCCTTTCTACGATTTATCTTAGCCTGCTAAGCCACCAGTCTGCTGACCCTTAGTATCTGTGACATCCTCCTCAATGGCAATTGCTGAGTAGACTCTTGTAAGAGCTCCAGAGCAGCGTGTCTCAAGAAGTGATTTCTCCTGGTTGAAGTCGATATCGAACTGAGTGAAGTGTGTAATCTCTCCGCCCTTTGTCGCTCCAAGAGAATAATCCTGAAGATTTACGATAAGAGCAATAAGCTTCTTTGTCTTTCCATCAGAAGTCTTTCTTGTCTTATTAGCGAACTGCTCAGCTGTATTGATGCTACCAACATTTAACGCTGTAGCAAGCTCAGCCTTAGAAGAGTAGATTCTTCTACCGTTCAGATCTCTTGCAAGAAGCATTACATTTGCCATATGAGGTGTGCAGTATAAGTCTGGTGTACCAGTTCCCTTATAGTTCTCTCTTGCATAGAGTAATGTCTGTACCATTGCTTCAGCGTACACATAGTTATCACCGAAGTTTGCTCCTGTATTTGTTCCCTGAAGCTCAGCCTTCATAGTTGTAATATCGAGATCGGTATGAATTGTGTAAAGGTCGTCATCAAGCCAGATTGGTCTGATATGCTCTGGGAAGATTTTATCCTCTGCACCATCATCACGACCGTCACCAATCATAATTGCCTTAGCAAGCTCTTCGTTAAGGTTCATACGATCAATGTTGTACAGATATGCAACATAATCGAAATCAGTGATGTCAACAATGTCATCTCTGTTAAGTGCATTCTTTACATAAATAGTCTGTGGGTCTGTTGTTCTTCTTACAAGATTAAAGTTTCCTGCTAACTTCTTCTGCTTTCCTTTCTGGTAGCCATGAGCTTTAAGAGTATCAATATTTCTGATATCAGCCTGTGTTGTTCTGATTCTTGACATAGGTGACTTATGTACCTTAGAAATAACGGTGCTAATCCAACCCTGGTCATTAGTAATAAGCTCCGGTGCACCAGGTCTTACCTCTGCATACTCTGGGAAGAGCTTAGAAATGTCTCCTGCTGCAACACCACTGCTAGTTGCATCGTGCTGAAGTGCATTCTCCTCCGCATACATCTGTAATGCATTCTTAAAAGTTCCAACTGTTCTCATCTTTGCTGTCTCAAGGATAGCCACCTGGTCAGCATGAGAAAGTGTGTTATCCTGTGCCTGTACACCATCCTCAAATACGTTATGTTTCATCTCTTCTTTTCCTCCTTCATTATCATCTGAGTCGTCATTGTTTTTGTTATCTTCCATAATTGTTCCGATAACAGCATACACAGCAGTCTTCTGCTTTTCTGTAAGCGAGTCAAAGACATCTTCTACAGTCTCATCATCTTCGGACTTTTCTTTTTTCTTATCTTCCGAATCCTTAGTTTTCTCTTTGTCATCAGAGTGCATAAACACTGTTACACCCTCGTCATAGCAAATAATTATTCCAGAACCATCCTCTCCATGAGCAATTACATCATCAATAAAAGCTCCAGGATTAGCCCCAGCAATTACAAGACTAACTTCTCTGATTAATCCATGGATTACATCAGAACCTTTCTGCATTAACTGATTTGCAAAGATTGACAATGACCTCACATCGCCATGCTGCACCAGTTCTTTTGCAGTCTTACCTTTTTCCGTATCGTTAAATTCACAATATGCATATACACCATCTTCGCGATTTTCAAGATGTGCTAATCCAAGTACATCATCAACATCATGGTTGTGATTCCAAACAAGTGGAACTGTTTCTCCATTCTGTGACTTGAACGCATCTTTCTTAATTACACGACCATCAGTGCAAGTGAGATTATTTCGTGTGGCATAGCCACCAAAATCATACTTCATTTTGAATTTCTCCTCCTATATCTTGATTTTCATCATCTGTCTGATTTGCTATTCCAGAGTCAGATTGTGATATGTTACTATTTCTCAATTCGTCTGCCTTAGGGTCATCAGATGGTTTCCATCCAATTACCTGACGCATTTCATTAGATGATGCTACTTCATTTCTTGTAAACTTATCCGTTATCTCAGCAATTTCACTGATTGGTACAAGTTTAAATGGGTCTCTAAAGAACTTAATTGACTTATTCTTTGTACGAGCTGTCTTTGTAAGGAACTTACGTTTCATTTCGTCAACAATTGCTGACAAAATTGGTTCTATTGTCCTATTGTAGTAATTAAGCATTGTCTTCTCGTCAGCTGTTCCATCTAATATGCTCTGAGTGATACCTAACTGGCTATATAGCATACTCGTCAAATATTCAATCTGCTTCATCAGATTATTCTCAACTGAACGATTTAACTGTGTAACATGCTCCGTTCCATCAATATACGCAATTCCATACTTTGAGCCGGATAACTGTTCTTCTATATCTTTCCTTCGAAGTTCAGCCTGCTTTCTTCTTGCATCTGATTTGATAACATATGGCAACTGGATAATTAAATCTAATTTTCCAGAACTGCTCTGTTCATCAACAGCATCCAAAAGATTCAATTTTCGAACCAATCTCTGCATTGTAGAATTCGGTTCATTAATAACGGCATAAAGTGGGTTTTCAATAATTGCAACGTTTCTCTTAGGCATAGTAATTGTCTGCTTTGTACCTGTCTGTTCGTTATATACCTCCAGCTTTATATGCTGTGGATACCAATCAACTACTTTTCCTACTCGCATGGACGTTATATCAAAACCATTAGATATATCTGGGTCAATAGTAGTATCAGTCGGTACTATCGCTACTACGCCCTCATCCATCATTGACATAACAACATCCTGTATGAATGCTCTTCCTGTCTGGTCAAGATTTGCCTCTAATGACAAGCAATCATTAAGTCCAGATTTTATAACATTTAAAAACCGCCCTTCATCATCCAACTGAACATGCTGAATGTTAATGGCGGCTACATCTAAAGCTATTCGATTGTAAACAGAGGTCACGATAGAACGCTCATTTCCTCTTGTAAGTCTGAATCTGTCTGGTCGATATGCATATCCCCCACCTATACCATACTGATAATTGGCGGTGGGGGCTCGATTCAGAAATGCATTCCAGGCATGTTTCAGTCTGGGGCCAACTGTTAATTCCATTTTGAAATTTCCTTTCTTTTTTTTATTTTAGTGATGTGCATAATAAGCTCTGAGTTTAGAATTTTCGGACTTATTTTTAGCATATAAACATGCATTAACTAATGTTCCACCAGCTGCTATTGTTGCTGTACTAATATTAGCCATTTTAACATTTCCATATTGTCGTATTCCATAATTAACTATAGATGCACCTGCAACTATACCAGTTTCTATCATTTGCATTTTTCTCTCATTATCAGTTATTGTTTTCCCTTTTGCATATAATGCTTTTCCTTGATCAGCTTTCTTATCATACTTTATTTTTTTATACGCTTTATTGAGATTTTTCTTAGCTTTATGTAGTTCTGCTCGCGTCGATTGTTTCGCTTTTCTTTTAGCTTTAACACTATCATAGTTACTCTTAGCTTCATCGTACTTCTTTACCCCTTTACGAGTATATGAACCATCGTAATTACGATAACGCCTAACCCCCCATTTCATACCAAGAACACCATAATGCATTAATTCATCACTGTTTTTTTGATTTTTCATTTGATCACCCCCAGTTAAAACATTCAACTCAATTTTTCATACTCCTCTGCAAAAACTTTATTCCAAAGTCTTTCGTAATCTTCCATATATTTTTTACCATCAGCCGAAGATATGTCGCTTATATCTTTTCCTTCATATTTTTTATTAAACTGTTCAATTAAACCATTATTCATCCTAGCTGCTGCATTGTTATAAGCATTTACATACATCTTTCTCTCTTTTTTCTTAGAAACTTTACGATCTGCTTTTTTAGGATTTGGCGACTCGCTGTTTATTTGCCTATTATTGCGAATACTCCATCCCGTGTTCATAACATTTACAACAGTTGCACCAGCAGCGGCTAACCTTGTGATGGCAGTTGTTGTAATTACATCAGCTCCCATATGCCCAAGAACATGTGACGTTACATTTCTTCCTACTAATATAGCTGCTTCAGTACCTGCCGATTTTAATAAAATTTCACCTGTATTTTTTCCATACTTTTTCTTTCCTTGATGTGTTAAAGAACCATCTTTGTTCTGATAACGGCGAACACCCCATCTCATACCTTTTATTCCATGATGATATAGTTCATTTTGCATAATTACCTCCTGAATCTTGACCCCCTCCTCCTAAAAATGATACAATATATTATCTTTTAAGGAGAGCGAGGCTTTAAATTATGAATATTTCACAAAAAACATTGTCCGATATATTAAATAACTGTTATGATGCTGCTTTAAAAGGTATACCCAAAACCAAAAGCTGTTATGATTTAGCTACGGAATATACACTTAAATATTCGACTAAAGAAAAAGCTATAGATAACTTCATTAAATGGCAAGTACGAAAATGTACCACTTCTGGTTTTTTAACAAGCTTAGGTGGTGTCATAACTTTACCTGTTGCTGTTCCTGCAAATCTTGCCTCTGTTTGGTATGTTCAACTAAGAATGATTGCAACAATAGCCACTATATCGGGTTTTAATCCATCTAATGATGATGTACAAACTCTCGCTTATATTTGTATTACCGGTACATCTATATCCAAACTATGTAAAGAAGCTGGAATTAAAGCTGGTGAAAAATTAACGATTAAAGCTATTCAAAAAATTCCTACAAAAGTATTAAATAAAATAAATCATATAGCAATGCAACGATTTATAACCAAATTTGGAACCAAAGGTGTGATTAACCTCGGTAAAATGGTACCAATTGTAGGTGGGGTCATCGGAGGCACATTTGATTATGCAGGAACAAAAATTATAGCTTCAAAAGCTAAAGATATTTTTTTATATGGAAATATAGATTAGACCTTATTCAAACATATCTCGATTGAGCTTATATGCAACATAGGCATCCATCATAGCTGCTACTGCATCAATTTTCTGATCATATCGTTTTTTCAACAATTTACGATTTCCGTTAGTATCCTCTAAAGTAATACAGTTTCCCATCGTAAATGTCATAAGCTCTTCATCGAACAGAAGCATCCTATCTTCTGATAATTTCTTTAATTCTCCAAGTGGAACTGATTCTGTCTTAGCTCCCTGGATTACTTTTTCTACACCAAATACACCATTTTCCTGTGTCCAACGTTCTACGAAATCTTTTGCGTTATATGGGTCGTACCCAAAACACCTTACATCGTAACCACTTTCAATAATGTAGTTGTCCAAATCTTCATATACTTTCATCATATCCAGGACAGTTCCTTCCATAACAATAAGACTGCCTTCTTTGATGAACTCTTCATACTTCAATCTCATTGCAGCCTGCAATTTCATTAATGTCCTTTGCGTTATGTAATTTCGTGTCTTTACACCAAATGCACCATTCGATAATGGAAACAGAAATGTAAATGCACAGAAATCATCTCCCTGCGATAGGTCTCCACCCAAAGAGCAAGGCAATTGCCAGAAATCTCTTTTTCGATGCGGCAAAGTTTCTTCATATGTGAAGTAATACGTGTAACCTTCCATTGGTAGACCAAATCGTTTTGCCAGTATATCATTTCTTGCAGCTGGAGCTTTCTCTGCTCTTTCAACATCAAGCTGATATGTTTCATAACTGACAGTTTTTCCTAAATTTGGATTAGCTTTCAACCACATATCTGGATTTGAAACTTCTTCAACAGAATCAAGTTTGTACCACCAGATAGAAACATGAGGGTTAATATATTCACCTTTTAGGATGTCCTGCAATTCCATTTTGATTGTATCGCCAGCTCCGTTACGGACTGTACCTTCAGAGCTAATAGCAACAATCAAATAATCGTCTACCTTTGACGCACCCTGCTCAATAGCACCGATTACGTCTTCTCTGATATCTCCGGATAACCATTCGTCAACAGTAGCAACCTTGAGCTGCAATCCCTGTAACTTATCTATCCTCATCGGACGAATTTCCAATAACGAACCGGTAAGAAAATTTTCTATTCCTTTCTTGGTCGATGCCAATTTAACTCTATTGGCTTTTGAACCGCTGGTGTTCATTATTGAGCCATCTGTAAGAAATTTATAGAATGGTCCTCTTGAACGCGTAATAGCTGTACGAATAGGTGATAAGACTTCTTCTGCCTGTTTCATTGTTGGTGCAGTTGTAATCTGGTGTGTTGTCGTGATATCGACATTAAGAAAATAGTTCTGTAAACAAGAACCATACATAGATTTTGCGGCACCTCGTGCTACTATGAGGTACTGCTTGTTAATAAGCCTCTTTCTGATATGCTTTTTAACATAATGCCCACCATGACCGTCTTCCGACGGTTCATAGACACTTCTTTCAACGAAATAATACCAACCAAAAATTTGTTCAGACCATACTTTAAATGAGTCAAGAAGATTCAGATCCGAACCATCGGTAAGCGTTAATTCATTTTCGCAGTATAAGATAAATCCTTCAACTGCTTTATCATCGTAATATACTCCAGGATTTGCAATAAGGTCATCAATACGGTTCATCTCCATAGAGATTTCCTTATTTACTGGTATCTCACCTCGAATAACGGCATCACGAAACATGCCGTAATATTTCGGGACGGCTGTGTTTGATAATGCCATATCTTACTCCTTATTTACCTCGCAATTCTTTAATGCTTAATGCGATACCAAGAGCAGAACCTGTTACCACCAGTACATCACCTGCTACTGATAATACATTCGTAACACATTCTCGTCCCTTAGATATCTTCGGCTCTTCAACTTCCGAAAATAATTTTTGGTATTGCTGCTCAAGTAACTCTCTGTTGATTCTGTCTCGCATTTCTTTATCAGACATATTTGATAAATCCATACTTTTTCTTTTAGGTTTCGGTCGCGTTTCGCTTTCCATTGATTTTAGCTGGCGAACCATAGCCGAACTAGTGTCAACGATTTTTTTACTTCGTTCTAAATCTTCCCTAGCCCATCTATTAGGATCCGGATGACTTGTATCAATTCTGTTATCTTTTTTCTTTGCGAGATTATCTCTTATATCTCTGTCATATCGCTTTTTACCACGAGGTGTTAAAGAACCATCTTTGTTCTGATAACGGCGAACACCCCATCTCATACCTTTGATACCATGGTGAGAAAGCGACGCATCAGATTCAGTCTGAGTTGCTGTTACCATCTTCCATCACCTCCTGAATTTCAGCCATTGTTTTCAACCGCCACTCATATTCATTTGCTTGCGTTTTACAGCATTCTAATGCTGCAGAACTAATTGGCGGATCGAACAGTAATCGGACTTTTAATACCATATAAGACTTTACAAGATGATAAAGGCTCATATCTTTTATAAAATTGGTCCAAATTGCAGTTTTATCTTCAATCATAAATCCATTAGATGGACCTACTCCTATTTGTGTTAATATGGTAAAAACAGAATTAATATGCGTGATGATGTCTAAATCAAATGCATCATACTCTTCTGTTAAACCTAACATTTTTTTTACTGATAATAAAATGCTGTCTTTCATTTCATCTGCTGCCATATAATTACTCCTTTTCAGGATAAGTAATATGAATGTAATCAGCCATACAATAACCATCTCCTGCTTCGATATGAACAGCATAAAAACCATCAATGACCTCATCATTTACAAGTTCTACCATTGTACCAACAGGAATTGTTGCTATAACATCCGCTTCTTTATTTGGTTCTTTTCTAACTCTCAGATATCCGCAGCTCTCAATAACACCGAGAATTTTTATGTTTTCATTCTTTGTATCTGAAGCCGCTGTCTGTACTGACTGATTTTCTTTTCTTTCCTCACTCATAAGTAACCTCCTTCTAATGTCTCCATGGACACATATCATTTTTTCTTCTCTCTACAGGTGCATGTGGTAATAAGCTCGAATCGCCATAATGTATAGCATTGTGAGTATTCAATACCGTTGATATCAGATACTCTGGATTGAGAATGTCGTCATTTCTATTTATGATGTCCTCTGGTGTAATTGGATTCATGTGATGAATAATAATGTTCCCTTGAATTTCATATCCATCGCAAGCCAAATCACATCCTCTATCTCTAACGATGATTTCGTTCCTAAGTCTTTTCCACTCTTTTGAGTTATAAAAAACTTGATTCAAATATCTGTCAAAACCAAATGTCTCTATTCCAACAGAACCATCTAATTTCAAATATTCAAATCTTTCTTGAAATGTTGACAAACGGATAAGCTCTGTATATGTTTTAATCATCCCACTCATATTCATCGCTCTCCCTTTGTGAATCCTGTCCACTATATCCTCTGAAAGCATCAAGGGCATTCTTGTATAATTCCTCTGCCTGCTCAGAAGATTGAATACTTTTTGTTTTAGCCTCTGTTAATGCTAATTCTTTTTTTGTCTTCTCTAATTCAAGCTCTGCCTGCTTTGTTCCTAGCTTTAAATAGTGAACAATAATTTGCGATGGTGCCTTACCAGACCTCATTAAATCCTCAGCACAATCAGTTGCAAGAGAGATCATCTGTTTCTGTCTTGCTTCTGGTGTGATTGCTGGTCGCATTCGCTGACTGGCAGTATCAGAAGATGAGTCTGGCTTAACTTTCCTCATAGTTACCGCCTCCTTTTAAATAATTTCAGCACACTTTATATAAAGTTTCAGCAGGGTTTTAAAGAGTTTACAGAGACTATTACTACACTCTTGTATATGAAAGGAGACAACCTTTAAAGATGAGCCAGCCACCGCTCAGTAATAATCCTATAAACTCTTTAAAACCCTGCTGATATGTCAGAACATTTTTCAAAAATTTCCCTCTGGGGAAAAAATAAAGACCGCCGCGATATGGGTGGGGGTATGTTTTTTAGACACCCCCCTATACCCTTTCGCAGTCTATGTAATTTTTAGTGTTTTCTTCACTTTCTTGTATATGTTTCTAAAATCATATCTGATGATTTCATCTATCGCTCTTTCAATCTCTTTGTCATTCTCTTCATCCGATAGCTCATCCGATGTCCTTGCGATGCGACCAAGATACGATGTAGAGTGATAGCCTTTCTCCTCGTCATATAGCATCCATTCGGTGAACTGGTCGAACGGATCATAAGGGTTGTCAATTGTAGTCAATGCACACTTAGTTACATCCATTCTCTATGTTCACTCCTTTCCATTCAGATACTTAGATACAGTTGAAGTAGATACTCCTAAGGCTTCTGCTATTTCAGATGTACTGTAGCCAGATGCGGATAGAGCTGAAATTCTACCCTGTTTAGCTGTACTGAGTGATGTTGTGGCACGAGGAGTAGCCTTTTGTCTGACAACATCAATATTAGTATTGTTTAGTATCTGTGTTAGCTTGTTCTCGCTGATAGCACCAGCCTGTATAGCCTCCCATTCCTTATCAGTTATATCTATAGAAGTTCTCTTAGCTCCTACAGAATTGCGGGCTTTCGATAGAGCCTGCTGACTCGCCTTCTTAATTTCAGCCTTTGTCATATCTGGGTTGTCTCTTTTCTTAGATTGAACCTCTGCATTGGCAATAGTCTGGGCTTGTCTTTCACGGGGGGCATTCATCAAAGCAACATTTAATTTTCCAATAAGGGAGTCTACTTCAGACTGATAAGTTGCTTTTGCAGAAGCAGAATAGGCAATCTTTCCAGTATTGACCATTTCTCTTCTTGCCTGATTTGCTAAAGATTTCATAGAATTTGCATATTTTGCATACGCTTCTTCTTGTGGGGTGCCGGATGATAATTCTCTTGCATCCTTAACTTCAGCCATCTTAGTACTCTTCTGAGTACGAATTTTTATTTTTCCATCTTTGTCAGTGTATGTCTCTTTAACTTCTTTGTAACTGAGGGAACCATCTTCATTGATAGTAGGGCTTCCTTTTCTCTTTAATACAGAAGTTTCAGATTTTGCTCTTGAGATAAGAGTAGACGCGCCTTCATGATAGTGACCATTTGAATCTGTTGTACCTTGGTATTTCTTCTTCAAAGTTGCAATGTCGTTATCAATTTCACTCTGCTTATAATCAAGCTTATGTTTTTGAGCGTCAATAACAACCATACTATGACGAACAGCTTTTGCTAATTCTGGTTCAGTAGCACCCTTCAAAGTCATATCTGTAATAAGGTTAGAAATCTTACCCATTTCAGTCTGAGTATTTGTCATCCTTTGGTATGTTCTACCATTTCTGGTGTAGTATTCTTTTCCTTTAGAATCTACTTTTACAGGTTTACTAGAATCTGGACCATATGCATCCTTTGTATCAAAATCCTCTAATCCTTTTAAAGAATGCGTAGAAGTAATTTTTACTTTGCTCTTTGAAGAATTACAAGGTATTACCATTACGGTATCACCATCAAAGTCAGCCCCGGACAATCTATCAGCATTCTTTTTATTAATACCAATGGCATCAGCCGGAGTATTACCAAGAACACTCTTTCCTTCAGCTAACTTATTATTTACTTTCAAAATTGGTATCTCGAAAGTTCCTCCATGAGGATAACGAATTAAGGCAACTGTTTCACCATCTTTATAGTTTGGTGCATAAACCTCATTATCTTTAATGGTTGTCAATGGAAGTATTACCTGATATTTCTGTCTTGGTAATGCCGCAGCCTGCAAATGTACAGCAGCTGAATCACAATCATCAGCAAAAGATTTCAATAAAGTTTTCTTTACTGTAGGATTGGTTAATGAACAAATCTCATCAAATTCAGATTGCTTATCTGCCGTTGCTAGACCCAACTGTTTTTTAATAAGAGATAGACTCTGTTTTGATAAGAACTGAGATGGAAGTGTTTTACTCCATTCGCCCCAATCTCCTTCTTCGGCTCTCTTATTGATTAAAGACAAACTCTGTTTCTTTCCAGTTACTGGGTCTGTATACTTTCCTTTTGGATCATCATAATAACTTTGACCGCCATGTTCCTTTATCAAAGAACCAAAAGGATTATCCGGGTCATTCTTAATATCCTTAAGAACTTCCATTTTAGGAACCGATTTTGATTTATTGGTATTGAAAATAACATCAACTCCATCTGGCATATCATCAGAATAGACAGCCATTCCCTTTAGATATTTCTTTCCATCTACCATTATTCGAACCTGTGCGTAATGCGAATCGCCTAATGATAAATCCTGAACTCCTCTACGAAGTTCTATAACACCATCTTTGTTAATACCACCATCTTCTTTGTATCTGATAGCAAGTCGATTAGAATCCATACTAGAAGGGTATTCAAAGCCTTTTCTAAAAGATTCACCACCATCATAAGAAATATAGTCTTTTACAGAATGTACATCCTCATAATTATAAATATCCTTATGCTCTGTTCCAGGAGGACAGATTACTTTTATGTTTGTCTGCTTTCCAGGATTAGTAACCTGTGGAACTCCACCTCCATAAATCGGATAACCTTCCATTTCCAAAATATAAAGAGCCTGGTTAAGTTTCTCTTTCGATACTCCAAGTTCTCTTTCAACTCCGGTACCGACATCGATCATACCTTTTTCATCAATAAGTTTTCTAAGAACATCAGCAGTGGCTTTCGCCTGGTTCATTCTGGCTTCTGAATTTTCATTCAATAAAGACCTTACAGATGAGTCATTTGCAAATCCCATCTTGTCAGCGATTTCATTCAAACTGTAGCCTTTTTCTCTAAGGTCTTTGGCTGTTGCAACCTGCACTGCTCTTCTTTCATCTTTAGCAAGACTCATTTGTGTTCTAAGCTGAGTTGTTGTAAGCCCCATAGTCTTAGCAATATCTGTTTCACTCATACCAGACTTTTTCAAAGACTGCACACGACTCAGAAAGTCCCCACTATGCTGATAAGGGTTATCTCCAGAACCCCATGGATATCGACCAGACCTTCTGGCAACACCGTAATGCATAAGCATATCATCAGAAATTTGAGATAATACTTTAGCTATTCGATTCATTGATTAACCCTCCTGTTCTTTTATTTTTCTTATAACCTTATCAAAGGTAATGATTTTATCCATAATTGGAACTATATCTTCTGCTGTTGGATTATGATACAGAACTTCATTGTTCTGATAGATTCTTAATTCCATATCAATATCAGCAGGTTTTACTTTATATTCCAAACAAAAAAGAGCGGCATAAATCATAAGCTGCTCCATGTGTGCTGGAATTATGCCTGTCTTCAAATCATGAATTCTAAGTAATCCAGACCTGTATGAAATTGAATCTGCTGTTCCAAAACAGTTTTCAGAATAAAATAATGTCTGTTCCGGTGTCATCTTATAACCAATGGCATCATTAACATACATATTCAAAGTTTTTTGTGATTTTGGTAATTTCTGTCCCAAAGAGATACACTGTGCGGCAAATGCATGTAACACGGTACCTTTCTGAGTAGCAAGAAATTTTGAATAGGCATCGGCAACTTTATCTTCGCTGTAATTAATCCAATGATATTTACTAGCTCCGAGAAAAGCGTGCTGCCCCTCAAGATTGGAATGATTGTTGAAGTTCATATAGCACTTCCTCCTTGTTTTCCGGACAAATAAAACGGGAAAAAGACATCCTGTTCATTTGATCCACATAATATTCTTGATTAGGCTGTTTATTAGCCGACGCGCTTTTTTTACATTCCAAAGAAGCCCACTTATCATTATAAAGAATTAGCAAGTCTGGAATACCTTGAATATAACTTGCATCATTCTTCATAACTATGCATCCAGGAAAAAGTTTCTTAAGCTCTTTAATTAAATTAGCCTGGAATTTGTTTTCTAACATTTTGTAAGCTCCTTTCACAAATATCAAAAGAGAAAGTGAATGCTGTTAAAAATGCATATTTTACCTCTCTCCTCATAAAAGGGAATGTATTTTTCGCGCGCAAAAAAAAGAGCATAAAAATGAAAGGAATTGATTTTTTCATTGGGCGGATAGATGAACTGATTTTTTATCAGATTTTCCATCTCTGAGATTGTGTTCAATGCGCTATTATTACACACAATCAATCTACTTCGTCCGATCTCTTGTCGGCAAGCTCATCTTTATCATTAAACCATGTATTCGCATGTACAGACTTTCACTGCTACGTCCTTTATTCCTTTCATAAAACAACTTGTAAATTTGGCGTAAAAAAACAGAGGTACCGTAAAGTATCTCTGTCATAATCACGTTATGTAGTTTTAAGCTTCTTTAGCTGGAACTACCTTCTTGGACAAAAGCCCAAAAATTTTTGCTAATTATATATATTTATTAAACTTTTTCTTCGCATTAGAGTTGAAAAAAAAGTGGGTTTTTGACCAAAGTTGGATATCCAAGAATTCGGAACCCGCATAAATACTGGGTTTTCGGGCATTCGGTCTATGGACAAAAACGTTTTAAAAAGTGGGCAGAAAGCCCAAATTTTTGACCAAACTTGGATATCCACTAAATGTTTTTCACACTTTTGCCCAAATTTTTTAGTCTCTGCCCGTTTTTATTTTTCCAAAAGTGGGCAGAAAATGACCAAAAATGATTAAATGGATATCCAAGAATTCAACCAATTTTCATCAATTTACCCGGTATGTCTCAGTAAATTATGCTGCATTCTTAGTCCTCTTCTCAGAATTTCAGCCTTTGGCATACCATATTCAGTCGATAATTCATCCAAAATAGTCTCTTCACCGTCCGACAAACGCAATCTATACTGCTTATTTTTCACTTCACCGTCATCTCTAGGCGGTCTTCCACGTCTGTTCACTCCTATATTTACCTCCAAATCTTAAAAATTTCTTCTGTGATACGGCATATTTCTGCGGAATATTGGAATATATGTATACTCTGCATGAACGTAAAAGTCCCTATGACATCGATAATCTGTCACCTTTATAGGCTTTATAGGCTTTCCAGGCTCAATAACCTTAGATAATTTCCCGAAAAGCTCCCTTAATCGTTCGGCAAATTTCTTCATAGCTTCCTTAACTCTTTCCCACACATCACATAATGTCTGTAAAATATCATCATATTCCATATCCATTATAAAGCCTCCTTTACATCATAAATACGACTTAATGACACTTTGGTGATTTTTCCATCTTTTTGAACCATTGCGTAACCTACGCTCAAAAATCCAACTCCAATCTGCAATAATTCATAAGTATCAGTATTTAATTTACATTTGCTACAATCATCGACCACGTTACACATTTCCTGAGTAGCTAAACAAGCGGAACAGGTCGAGTGATCTGGTCTTACTTTACATATTTTCATATAGTTACCTCCAAATTTTACCTGTTTTACAGTCTTTTATAACAATTCTTCCTTCAATATGAAATCCAGCCAACTCGCATATAGTAAATATAGTATTTAAAAGCTTGTGAAAACGTTCTTCATCTTCTGATGATGTTTTGTTTTCTACAGGTGTTTTCTCTACATTATTTATTGCACTATATGCAGTTGGGTCCGGATAACCTTCTGGATTTCTGTAACCGAACCCACTAATCATACGCATTTACTTCTCCTTAATATTTTTTGCTTCTAATGAATTTACAAGAGCATCGATATCATACCTAATAGCTTTTTCTGTATATGCCTTTACGATGTTTTTAACAGCATTCATTTTAGTCTCGTACTCAAAACACTCACAAATTCTCGTTGTTATGGTGTAAATGCAAATAAATGCTGCAAATAGAAGTATAATAATAGGTATTAATTCGTTAATTGTCATAGGTATTTTCCTCCTCTTTTTCACATAATAGAATTCCGTTATCGTTTCCTTTTGGTACTGTTATTTGCGGTGACTGTAAACTTTTTGCTATACTTTTCAAACTCATATCTATAGACTTTAGAGTTTTTAAAATATCAGTATCATACTTATCATGTGTCATACAGTTGTCTCCTTTCCGTTATTCCATAAATTTTTATCTGTTAAATCCCACTCAAGAGTTGCTCCGCATAATGGACATTTTTCATCAATCTTACTAGACGAATGTTGAACTTCTCGTCCACAAATACAATATCCGTAAACTATAGAGCTTGTATGAGACTTCCAGTAATCTTTTACAGTAACTATCAAAATATCACTCCTTGTTCATAAGACTTCCCCTATATTTCATAAAATCAACAAGTTCTTTTTCTGATACTTTCTGTTTATTACATCCATCTATGCAAGTATCGCAAGAAATTCCACTTGTCAGCAACCACATATCACATCCATCACACGGATCTGGTTTCCTATGAAATATCTTTTTAACCATTCGAACATAATTAATCCTCCATTTTCTGAAACAATAGAATGTTGATAGCCACAAAAATATCGCACAGTAATATTTTCTCGTTCATAGCATAAGATAATATTGTTCCACACACAGAAATAATTAACAAACACAATGCATATTTACTATATTTGTTCATTCTTAAATCCTCCAGTAATCAACTCTGAATATGGCAGCTCTTCAATCCACTTACAGAATTCTCGCCATTCATCCAGCTTATGGTCTTTGCGAGATTTATAGATATTTGTCAGCACCTCATAATTCAGCATGACATTACGAGTCTGGTTATAGCTGCTCGGGAGAAGCTGAATAAGCTGCCACCATGCTCCTTTATTTGATTTATCATCATTGTAGACATCCCTTATAAAGTTCAAGTGTTCGATGTTGTTTCTCAAATAATCCAGAGAAACAACGCTGAGATGTTCACAACTGAAATCCTCAAGTCTAAATTCCTTAGCCTGAATCTTATTCATTGTACTGCAACTATTGGCAACAGTACCGACTTTATAAGTATCAAATTCTTTCCACCAATATAAAGGTGCTGTAATTCTCACATATACCGGCATCATTCTCATAAACTTTCTATGGTCTGTACCGGCATTTGAGAGACGCTGCATAAGGGAGTGGTCGCTATCTCCTAAGTAAAAGTCGCCATTATACATGCAACGATCCGAATGACCACATTCTCTACACTGCCCAAACCCCTCTCCAGCACAGCAATTACTATCACTCTTATCCCAACTATTCATAGGGTTACGCATACCCTCAATAATAAACTCCATCTGCTCCGGACTCGCCAGAACTACGTGTTCTAATTTAATCATCTTGTAGCCTCCAATTCTATTTTTTCGTTACACTGTGGACAAGTTATATACTTGATTTCTGTAGCCAAAGGATACAAATTATGTGGGTGCCCGATTTCTATATCTTCTTTTTCATAACTGAATAAACACCCACACGAGTTGCAACTGATTTTCTCTTTGGTTCCGGGTTTAATAATTTCAATCATTTACGCTTCCTCCAATTCTCCAAAATATTTTTCATATGCTTCTAAATCATAATGCATAAGATATTTCTTAGCTTCTTCCTCAGACAATGCGACTGCACAATTTTTATAATCTGTTTCATATGTCAAAAGCCAATGATTTTTTAAACTTTTGAATATCTTTACATTTTTTCCACTATATCTGAGAGTCATATTAAGCATCGTTCCGGTATATTTATATTCACATTTTGTTGATATCAACTCCATTTTGGTAGTATCGTATTTAAGGCTGTTAATTACAAATATCATTTTATTACCTCCTCTCCTCCAAATTTTCCATATTGCTTACTGTGTCACTTTCTTTCACAATTCCACGAAATTCAACCACTTCTTCGGAGAGACTGACAAAATATCTTTTTCCCTGATATTCAACAATATCTCCGAAGTAGTTGATATCCATTTCTGGTCGTGAAGCATATGCAAGAACATTAATTTTTGTAGTTCGATTCACTATCTTTTCCTTTCTCTATCCATCTTCACATCAATTGCTTTCTGCATATCTTCTGGTGAGATATTAAAAATGGACTCCAGAAGTTTCAAGCAAATATAAGCATCTGCCATCTCTTCTATGAGTCCAATTCTGTCACCATAACCCCTAATTTGTTTGCTAACCTGCTGTGTGAGTTCTGCAAATTCCTCCATAGCAATAGTGCAATTCAATTTCCAAGGTCTCTTATTTATGCTATTTCGTATAGCTCGTCTTCTCTCTTTATCAGAAAGTTCAATATTACTATTTAAACCTTGAATAAATCTAGTTCTATTCATTTTCAGACTCCTCTCTGAATTTTTCTTCCATCTCATCTAATTTGCTTACAGCCTGTAATAGACACAAACAAAACATACTAAGAATAGAGCCAACACCAAATCCTAAAAAGAAATTAATCATTCTTTTCACCAGCTTTCTTTAATTGCTCCGCAGCCTCTTTTCTTGCATCATATTTGAAAATATCAATCTCTTCAAACTTATTGTCTTTCTCAGCAAAGAAACGGTTAATCTTAATCTTTTCTCCATTTGGAGTAATCACATAGAATACACCGACAGTATCAAAATCACCATTTTCTGTATTGTATAAGAAATCCTCACAATATACATAATATGGGTTTGTTGACGGCATATAAGGCATAGAGATAGGAAACATCTCATCCATAATCTTGTCAACTAATCCGCTATGGTATCTATTGTTTGGGTTATTAACGCTCACACATACAGCTCTTGATACATCGTTATAACTGACTGAACCATCTGCTTTGATATGTTTAAACAAAGAACTCATCCTCTTGCACTGAATTGATTTTTCCCCATTCTTTTCAAAGCTCACGTGATTACTCCAAATATCTTCTGTATCTACAATTGGTGTTAATGGCTTCCCTGCAATTAAGCGGTTAAGAATATTTTTAGTAATTCCGATACTCATACCGCTATGACCATCCTCCATAAGGCTGTCAAATGCTTTTAATGCACTTCTGTAGCAAGCACATCCATACTCAGAAAATCCATTGCCATCATCACCAGATTTCTCATGTTCGCAAGCCAGCCCAATCTCATTTTCAGCCCATAAATCCATAGATGTCTTTTCTCTGCACGAATATAAAGATACATTCCTGTCATCGATATAAACATTTGCAAATATCTTTCTGGTATCTCCACCAAACTCTGTAATAATTTCTGGAAGATTCTCATTAACAGCGTCAAAGACAAGACCTCTCTCAGAACACCAGTCAACAGCCGCTTTTGTCTGCTCCTCATTTCTACAAGTCCAAAGAATGACTTTATCTCCATTCAGCTGACAATTCATAAGAAAATCAATAAGCTCCATATTTGGCTCGCCGATCTCAGGGTATTTGTTCTCACATAAAGTTCCATCAAAATCTACTGCAATAATATTATTTTCCATTATATTTGTCTCCTTTAAATAAAAATAACCCACAAGCCTATAAAGACTCATGGGTTTCGTAAATATAAATTAATATTCTAAATCGGTGATGTCATCCCAAATATCTTCAAGGGATTTCCCATCAAAGAATTTTGTGTCCATAACCTCTTCAATTGAATGAGCAGTCATGCTTTTATCACCATACCACATATCAAATTTGTCAAGTGATAATGGATCTACTCCACAAGAATATCCATTGTATTCAAACATAACATAACTTGTTAAGCCACCAAGATATTCTTTAATATTAAAATCTGTCATAAAATATCACCTATTCCATTATTTCAATATCTTTTATTTCATTTTCATTAAAGCTAACGCTTTCGCCTGATGTCTGAGGGTAATTGTAAATATCTATGGCAGCAACGCCCTCTGGTTCATTATCATCTGGGAAAATATAATCACTTACAATACCAGTGAACACTTCACCATCCGTACAAGTTATTTTCACATTCTTTCCCTCAAGACTTTGATTGAGTTTCATTTATTTGTTCTCCTTTAAATAAAAATAACCCACAAGCATATAAAGACTTATGGAGTCACATATACTATATTTTTTTCTATTCTAATCTTTCAATATCTTCATATTTGATTTCTACTGTATCCCAATCCTGACCAGGTAAATCTACATCAGCAATATATGCGACACCTTCTTCTAGGATTTCAACAATCGAAGCTTTTCTTCCATTTTTTAATATAACCCTATCATACAGATTTATTTTCATTCTGAAGCCTCCTTCTTTGTAACATATGCACTTGTTAATTTAATACCGTCATTACCGTCATCTATCCAAGCTGTAAGAACATTTGCTTCTTTTTCATTAGGACCTTTTAATTTCATGATTTGTTGGTACCTCATTCCGTATCCGCCATCGCCACGCTCTTCTAATTTAGTAACATCAAAATGTTCATTGATACTATTAATTAACTCGTCAGCGTTATCTTTCGTATATCCCAATGCCGACTTAAACGCTCTTGCTTTATTCGGTGCTTTATCTGGATTAAGTGCATATTCTGTAAATTTCTCTTTAGCTATCTTTGTAGATTTTATTTTATCATGTTTCCTAACTTCTGCAACTTTTCCGTTATCTTTTATCGGATATGGAGGACCATTCCTAACACCCCATTTCATTCCTTTTACGCCGCTATGCTCAATTTCTAAACTGTCAAGTCTGTTCTTTATCTTATCAAGAATATCCTCAACAGTTTCTCTAGTTCTAGGTGCAAGTTTCATGAATTTAGAATGTTCAGCATACCAGTTAAATATCTCATACAGATTTCCGTTAGCCCAACTAAAAGCCCACCAATCACAAATCATCTCCACAATATAATCGTATGGCATTTCAAGAATGGTCTCTAATTCTCCATTTTCCATATCATCATGAATAAGTATCCAATACTGCCAGTGATGTGGGTTTCTATGAATATGTATCAGCCATGCTCTTTGATAATCCTGAACAACTTTATAAGACCTGTTATTTCCATAAAAATATGCATCATACGCGTTATACTCGTCTTCTTCGTCTTTCGACTTATCATGAGCAAACTCAATCTGCCAGGCTGCATCTGAAATATCATTCGTAACATCTGGTAAATTCTCACATAGCCAATCAAATCCTCTTTTAACATTAGCCCTGTGATTTGCTAAATATTGGTCATACTGGAAACTCATTTCTTCACCGCCTTTTTGGCGATTAACTTTTCAAACAGTTCCTTAGCTTCCGGACCCTCAATTGCATTGACAATATCCACAGATTTATTTGGTCGTTGTCTACCGACAATAAGAACTCCCGTATTTGTCTTATCATCATAATCAATACCTACTAATACTGTATCTCTCATTGAGTCATCTCCTTCCAATTTACAGGTCTTTCTGATTGAGTATTGCAGCCATGGTCTAAACACTCACAACAAGGGTTACATTTCTCATCCAAATCTTTGTGCTCGCAGATCTTGCAATACTTTTCAAAATTAACTTCAAAATATAAATTCTCCATAAAGCTCCTATCCTTTATATGGTATCTGTTCTACATCTCCTCCAGAAGTAGTGATTGATTGCATAAGCTGTCCAGTTGCTTCGTCGAAATATATATTGTCCATAGCGTTGTTCCATTCATCAAACTGCTCGGAAATATCAAACCCTTTTGTTCGTCTGAGATTGATAAGTTCATCGTGAACAACCCTTCTCCAAGCTCTGGCAATTTCTTTTCTACTCTGTGAAAGAATACTATACAATCCGTGCTCGTTTACAAAACTTACAGATCTTCTCTGACCTGCAACTACCATTGGTAGGTTCAGCTTTTCATCAGCCTCGCACATATCAAGCATTCGCCACGTATTTCCGTAACTATACTCAATAATATTTGCTATATCTGCTGCCTTGAATAATGGTTCATCCAAATCACCATATACATCAAGAACACTACTTCCTAATCGTATCTGTCCTACTACCTTTACTGAATTGTTTACCATTTTACGTATCTCCTTTCATTAAACGTCTTTTTCTCTTTTAATGCTCTAGCTATGGCTGTATCTATTCCAGAGCGAGATTTTAAGTGATAATAATACAAGTCTTTAAATGGTGTATTCATCCTGTCAATTCTTCCTGCTGACTGAGCCATTATTTTGTAAGAATAATTTTGCGAGAAGAATATAATTGTATCTGTTGTGATGCAGTTCCATCCTTCTGCTCCAGCATTGTACTGAACAAGATAAGCCCATTTATCACTTGTCGGAACTGGTTGATGCTTATGACCGTTCCATTCTGCAACTTCATATTCTGTCAGAATATTTTTCAATAGCTCCAACTCATAATCAAAGTTGTAAAATATAATAGCTTTCGGATGCTTCTCCATAACCTCAAGCAAAGCCACTTGTCTTGACTCATCCATATTTACAAGCTTCCGCCATACATAGCAAAGTCCTGCTGCATTCTGGAGGGGTTCATTTTTATATGGGTCCCATCTATTTTTAGTTACTTCCTTATATTTAATAGTGTCATATCCAACATAAATATCTTCGTGATGTGATACCGTTTCTCGTTTGAAATCCATATTAACAAGAATTTTATTCCGAAGCCTGGTTAAACGTTCTGTATTAAGATACCTGTCAATCTTCGGAAACTTGCTAAATCTGCTATAAACAATATGTTCTCTTGTAAATTCACTTCGATTTTTATAGAACCCATTCGCAACAAAAACCGGTATATAATCTTGCCAAGTGTCCCCGGGTGTGGCAGATAACAAAATCCACTCGTTACTTTTCGCAATCTTCAAGAATGCCTTTACCCATGTTCCGCTTCCAACGACTCTTTGCTCATCAAATATAAAGAAAGCGTCTTTTACATCTGAATACTTCTTTACATTATTCCATGAATCCACAATCACTTTGTTAGAATATAAATTCGCATCATCATGTGTAGACAATAAAAATGGTGCTAATTCCCCATCCCATTCACAAGTATCACGCTTTCTGGCGGTCGTTATAATGTACAAATCTTTAGGTGGGTCGTCCATTGGTTCATAAATATCAGTTCCAATAATTCCACCATTTCGCACATAGTAATAAGCTATTGAAGTTAAGGATTTTCCACTTCCAACACCACCACATAAAATGCAACCTGTTTTCATCCTTTTTATTGCATCTAATTGATAGTCTCTTAATGTAACACCTGCCATTTATTTACCCTCAATGACAAAACCATCCTCAACTTCAACTTCGTATCCAGCACCTATGAGATTAGCTTTAGGTCCGCACAGAAGCAATTTTGTACCGATTTCTTCATCTGATAATTTCTGATATTCAGAATAATATCGTATTATGGAATCCTGCACAGGTTTCGTTACACAAATCTTCGTGCAATCAAATGTGCTCTTTTCTGTAACTTCTATATTGCACATCTCGGCTACATAACCATAAAAAGCTACCAGTCCCTGCTCGCACTTTTTCTGAGAAATTGAATATCTCTTTTTCATATGGTGTCATCCTTTCTTTGTTATTAAAATCTTCTAATTACCCAAATATCTGAAAAGTACATAGGTGTATACCAGTATTTGCTCTTATCGTCATCCGTGGTCATCGGATCTGTTATAGAATTTCCAACTTTTATATAACCGGCTACACCAAGTAAAGAAATTTGTATATAGCACATAAGAGCAACTGTTTCATCAATATCCTGTCCGACAACCAGTAAATGTCTTTGAAAGTTCATCGATGGCGTTGTTTTTTCCATCTTTCTTTTGATAGTATTAATAGCAGCTATAAGGGTTGCTCCTGCTCCACAGCATTCATCCGCAAGAGAAATATAACCTTGCTTTTCCAACTTATCTTGAAGATTATTATCTAAATCGCTAGTAACAACATCTGCCATCAGCTGACAAACTGAATATGGTGTGAAGAACTGACCAGCTGAACTGTTACCAAGTCCTAAATCCATAAACATTTTTCCTAAGAAATCCTGTTCCGGATTAGCGTCCAAAGCCATTGTTGTATATGCAGCCAGTTTAGGAAATATCGTCTGCTCGTCCTTACCGTATTTATGGATGATATTCAAATATCTTTCCTCTCTGTCTTTATAATGAAATTTATCAAGAGGATTTGATATTGCACAAGCAAACATAATTACAAAATCTCTCCAAACATCAAATGGTCTATGAGTTCTTGTCAGTTTATTAAACTCATTCAGAAAGTCTTTTGAATATGTCCTAACCGACATTTTTTCTGTTTTTATTTCTACTTTTTGTTTTGGTTCAACCGTTTTCTTCTTATCAATGTTTGATAAATCAATTGTCGGTTCCCATTTCTTTGTCACTTTCTTAACCGGTGGCTTTGGTTTATTAAATGACTTTTTCTTAAAGAACATATGTGCCTCCTTTCAAAATATAAATGGGCGCCAACCATAATTAGCTGACACCCACAGATTTTTAATAGAATGGAACCTCGTCCTCTACCGGAGCTTCTTCTTTTGCATATTTTTCAGCAAACTCATCCTCTTCGATAGTTACATACATCGTCTTGACATATGCCTTAATTCCAGTCTTTCCATTTACTTCCCAGGAATATGGTCTGATAACCAAGTCAACATTACTGATTTCGGCGAAATCCAATGTACTGATAGAATCCTCGTCCAATTCAGTAGTTGTTCTTCTAGTCACCATGTGAATCTTTGGTGGAATATTCTTGTAACTTACAGCAACCTGAATATAATGCTTTGGTTCATCTCCCTCATCTCTAGGCTCAAGAATTCTTACATTCCATCCATCTTTTGATAACTGCTCAACATCCATATCATCTTCAATGAGTACACAGAAGTTTCTATCTCCAGCACGATTGTACTTGGACTCCTCTCCTCTGAAGTTTCTGAACATAATATGAGCTCCTTCAATTTTAATGTTTCCTACTGCTTTATTAGCCATGATAAAAATCTCCTTCATTATTTTGTTTTTGCAGGTGGATTAATCGCCTGACTTGAAATCACTTCTGAAATATCATAATTTTTTCCGCAATCCATATGGTATTCATCGTCATTGAAGTGCGGACAGTCAAAGCAAGTTGCGTATTTAGCATCTCCGCAAGGCATAAGCTTTGGTGTATTCTGCTTCTTCTCCGTTATAAATGGGTCATCCGACACAAACATTTCAAAATCACCATATTGAGAAATAGTATCTACTGCCTCATTCACAAGTTTGTCATAGTAAGACCTGTCAATGTCATCAACTTTATCAAGTTCTCTGACCATCTCAGATTCCAGCCATCTATATCCCTTTGTACCTGTTGCGGCATAATACTTATTGTCTTTCTCACGCATAAGTAATCCGCCACCACATCCGTCTTTTATAGGACAGAACTGTCCAACTTTTCCAATGAAGCGATAATTATGCCCCTTAGCGATAAGTGGATTTAGTCTTTGACAAGTACTTTCAAATGTCGTATCAGACAGCAATCCTTTCTTGAAATCACTTTCAGCTTTACTAAATTCTTTTTCATATTGAGACACATCTGGTAAGTCCTCATTTAAGTCCAAATATAAAGAACCGCTTACAGACTTCGTTTCACACATATCCTCGAATTTAATATCCTCTTTACTAAAGAGGCTTTTAAATACATAAGGAATCTGAAACTGAGTTCCTGTAGCGGTCCATGTTCCTGGGTTTTCTGGATCATCATCAGCCAATTTTGCAACATACACAGCATTGTTGACCAAACAAATCCTATCAAATATATGCTCTACCTCGAAATCATATCCGTGACGTTTGCCATACTTACAAATGAAATCAAGAATATAATCATCCGGATTTTCAATCTTAATAGAGTCCGTCTTAATGTGAATTACTTTGTATCCCTGTGCTTCAACTTCATGTCTAAGGTCAATCATAAACAAAGCTCCTCGCTTTGCTACAATATTATCCTTATTCCTTGAGTCTCTGAAGGCATTCATAAATCCTGCGGCTGTTAATCCGTACACAGAATTAATCGCAATCTTCAATGCTTGAGCCAGTGCCTTTGCCTTACCTGTATCATCAAGATATTTGGCTAATGCACCTTCAAACATATCTCGTACCATATCGAAATCACTATGCTTAATATAGATACGAATGTCCAAAATATCTTTGAACCTCTTTGTGAAATCTGGTCCAAATAAGCACTCTGATATAGCTGAGTTAGGATGCATCGAACCAACATCTTCTGTTTCTGAGAGTCCGTACATTCCTGGAGCCGCCCATACTTCTCCGCCTTCTCCAACTTCCTCACCTCTGTAAAGGGATTTTCCGTTCTCGAATCTATAGTCTGGGAAATATGGTAATAAACTATCACCTTTGGGTCCGTGGAATGGCTCAGCCATCATCTCCGGCTTTGCCTCTTTTAAGAATGCTAATACATCATCGGGAAGCTCTGTAACCGGCTCAGATAAATCCCTATACATAAATTGGCTCTGAGGATTACGGTTCTTTCCAAATATAAATTTTGTAGTCAAACTATTGGTAGTATCATTTACTGAACCATTAGCTAACTCTGCCAAAATCTCTCTGGCAACGAAATCACCAAGATTTGCTTTGTATGTAGCCTCTGTGGCGATAACATCATCATCACAATATTCAGCTACTTTTGTCCAAAGTTCTTCTGGAACAGGCTGGTCCCAAGGAAGTCCAAGCTCGTGATGCTTTATCTTTTTACATAATGCTCTGACTTCATCGTCCATCTTCGAATGCGGATCATTAGCCATGTTGCTCAACTCAATTTCCCATTTCTTAAGAGATTGCTTCTTTGAGCAGAAATCATATACATCTGTGAACGAAATATTATAGGCTTCTCCGAAGAAACAATTTGGACTGTTATTAATAATCTTTTGTGATAAGTTATACAATTGTTCATTCGTATACCCCATCAATCTGGCATACATAATATGATTATCATATCGTCGACAGTTGAACCCGACCAATCTAAGCTGTATTAATTCCTCAATCTCGCTTGGTGTTGGATTAATCATTCTTACAACAGGTTTCCCCTCACCTTCAATTTTCCAGTTGACCAAGAACAGGTTTGGAAATACCTCAATATCATAGAACACTAACTTTGCATCATCGTTTTTTACAGCATTAGAATTTTCTTCTGATTTAAACTGCATTCTGTTGACTAGCTTGATACAATACTCTGCCTGATGGGAGCTGTTTGCTGCAAATGCTAACACAGCATTACGCATATCTGTTACATCATATTTGAGTTCACTACTATGAGCATCCTCCAATATTTTGTATATGAAATCGATACTCGGCTTAGTTCCTGGATGAATTTCCTTATTAAGATTTCTCTTTATAAGTGTTCTAAGTCCTTTCTCGCTTTTTATGGCATCAAAATTTACCATTTTGTCTTCTCCTTTCATTGGTAAACCAGAGGATATAGTAGCTATTGGCAAATTGTTGCATTTGGTAAGTTTTCTTCTTAATGAACTTTTACCAGTAAATACTTTTACCTCTATATGGTCGTCGTAGATTCTGCTTAACTGAGAAGGGTCTCCAGAATATAAATAATGGAGATGTATTCCTTGTCCGCTTTTACTCAGTTCTGCATAAGTCGGTGGCAACTTACTAGCAGCTTCCAAATTTTTTTCAAAAGATTTATTTCCAGTCTCGTCCGGAATATCAAAATCTACAACAATATGATTTTCTGGAACTTTCACATAATGAATTTGTGACGTATCCAGAGCAGATAATTTTGTTTTTACTTTTTCCCACTTCTGTTGTGGAGTTTCGTTTTGCGAAGCATATTGTGCAGGACAATCCGCGCATACAGAATCAAATATTGACTCCTGTTCTTTGAACTCTATCTGATAAGTTTTTGGTGCCTCTTTTTTCTTTGTTTGAGTATCACTTTCAAACTTATCTGTCCTGAATCCTATGTAATAGCTTCGTACTCTTGAACCGTCATCAAAGTTAAATCTCTCCTGGAAATCTTTAAAGTAGTTCTTCAATTCTTCCTGGAATGCTCTTCTTGATAACGGATAACCAACTTTCGCTTCATCACAGTAATTCTTGTACATTTCCCAGGCTGCTTTAAGGGTTGTTCCATCTTCTTTTTTAAACACATAATAAGAATCAGCTATAAAGTTATAGAAATCGTTAGATGCACCAAGCATTGAAATTGGAACATAATCATCATATCTACCTGGATTATCTAAATATATTTCCTGGCAATGATACGCAATAGCTCCGAGTTCAAAGCCGACCTGTTTCACGATTGTTTTATATTCCTTTGGATTCAATTTATTTCCAGATGGAGATACATCAATCAATCGTCTTATAAGACCGGATTTTGCATCTGTGATACGTACCGGTTTATTAGTTCCCATAAATAAGAAACATTTGAAGCGGTTCGCATATGTCGATTTGAATTTTTCATTTACAGTCATCAACTCATGAGATACTAAGCTGTTAAGCCTCGTATTGTCTTCAATCCTTGATAAATCTCCATCATGCTGAATAGCTACTAACGGATTGCTTTTAAATGCTTCTAACGCAAAAGAGTTACTACTAGACCCCAATGCTTTCGCGTCAAAGACTGAATAGTAACCCTCAAATAACTGTTGAATAATATTTAAAATTGTTGATTTACCTGTACCAGCTGCTCCGTATAGTACAAGAAATTTCTGTAATTTCTGCGATTCACCACATACTATGGAACCGATAGCCCACTCTATTTTCATTCGTTCTTCCGGAGAATATAAAGTGCTAATCAATTTTTCATATGCTGTTAAATCCCCCTCTTCAAGAGGATAATTGAGTCGCTTGCTTGCATAATCTTTTTTCGTCGTTTCCGTATTGGAAAATATAAGTTTATCATCAAGCGTATGAAAACTGTCTCTTAATTGTTTCTGACAGTATTTATGCCAAGAGTCAATCATTCCGCTCTCAGCGTCCCACATATGTAGGACTTTAATATCTGAGTTAAAGCGTTGGCGATTCTCCTCAGCATATCTATCCAGTTCGCGGTCTATAAGTTGTAAAGCATCCTGTTCATCAGTAGACCATAAACCACGTTCTTCTATCCAGATAGCGTAAAAATCACCACCTCGAATCATAAGATCTGTGCTTTTTTTTATAAGGAACTTTGGATAGATTTCTATTGTTCCGCGCTTTGTACTACGCGTTGAAACCACCATAAAATCCAACATCACATTTTTATACTCCTTCCGATTCCTTCAACTCATCAATTTCTTTTCGCAAAGCTACGATTTCCTGTTGCATTCTTTTACTCTCAGCACGCATTGTCAATAGGTTCAAACCTGCAACAACACTAAATAATGTTGCAGCCTTATTAAATTTGTTCTGATGCACCAGTGCTTTGTAAATGTGTATAAGATGCTTATCTGTAGCATCCATATTTCTAAAAATATAACTTACTAAATCGTTCATAATAAGTAATCTCCTTTCAAATCAAGTAATACTGTCAAGATACCAACATGCCTGATACCAAATTTCCACTTTTCTCAAGTCATAGTGACAATTTTCAAGTGTGAATAATCCGCCTTGCCCATCTGGCTCATACTGCCTCTCTAAAAATCTTGTTACAATATCTTCAACACGATTCTCATTAAATTTTCTGTCATCCATAGAGCCCAGCCCAAGATTAGTAATCATATTCCAGAACCATTGTCCTGTTCTGTCGCCAATCTCTGGGTCGTCCATAATATGTTCCTCTAAACGAATTGAAAGTGCTATTAGCATCTCCAATACGCTACATGGACTATCATCCAGATAACTCGCTATCACAGAGCAGTCGTATCTGTTCTCGTTTCCAAATCGATAACGTAATTCAATGCCGTCCTCAAATCGATTGCTATCCATTGCAAGCTGATATGTGAAATCTATATTGTGGAGAAAATTTAATAGCTTTCTGTATGATAATTTCTTCGGATATTTTGTATCACATACCAGACCATACATCCAATCGAAATAATCAAATTTTAATTCGTCTCTGGTCATTACATCTCCGTTCTATGTGGCTGAGCAAGAATTTCCTGATAGTTTCTCTGATCTAACAGAATTTCATAATCGCATTTCTTAGCATCATTTCTTGCATGTACGGCATCATCTTCATACTCTCCGAAACGCTCTAATGAATCTTCACCAACAGTTTCTTCAATATCGTCCACAATTTCATTCATATCATCTAGTAATACTCCGTCAGCTGTATATGTGAGACTGATTTTTTCATAATCATCATATTCTCCAAACTCTGACGGCTGTATAACATATGGTCTGTCTACAACAACTTTCTGCTTCTGTTCTTTTTTTGACATATCGCTATAGTTCACATAACCTTCCTTCTGTAATATTGCCGTACATTCAGCAATACTTGGATTGTATACTGTTCTACTGTCAGCAGTTTTCTCAGTAACAGGCTCTTCTGATTCATCTTTTTTATCCTGGTCAAATGCTCTTCTTGAATTAAAGTCTTCTTCTGCCAGCTTCTCATACTTATCTTTAAAATATGAGTATGTACCAGCTACACCAATTCCGGCACCAACAACAGTGCCAATGATAAATGCAATTTTACTGTTCATCATTATCCTCCTCTGTCTTGATAGTCATAACGGTCAATGCTAAACCACCAAAAAGTAAAGAGGCACTCAACAGAATGCCCCCTGTAATATGTCTTTTTCGATGAGTATCAAGAATATAATCCATCATTGAAATGAAGTTACCAATTCCTTCCATAATTAGTGCTCCTTTCCACCGAATAAAACAGCCAGACCACTCCAAAAGCAAATTCCTGCAACTGCTGATAATGTTAATCCTACTACATGCATAACAATTCTCCTTTCTATTCTCCACTTGAAAAATAGTGGTTTCCAATCTGAAACATAGGTGTTCCATAGTTTCCATATCTATCAGCTGTAAAGAATATAACATCGTAATTCTTTCGGTTACGAAGTTCTTCAATTACAAGCTGACAAATATAATCGTCAATATAGCATCTGTCAACTCGTCCATTCCACATAGAAGAAAATTGACTTGGCTGATAAACTACTTTATAAACCGTATCAGGAAAAGAATCAGAATCAACACGATTTAAAATAGTATCAATTACTAATCGTTTGCCTTCTTCACATTCTCCCTCAGCTTCAGCCATAGTAACAAGAGCTATTAACTCAATATCATCATTTGAAATATCCGTATCGATTTCACAAACAATGTCTTCTGGTGTTGGCTCTTGCACTACTACTTCCTCCCTCGGACTAAATGATACTTCTTCAACTGCATCAGTTTTAACAACATCAATTACCTCTTTGTCAGTAATTTCAGCGTTTTCACTCGTCGTGATTGGCGATGCCGCTATACAAAGAGAGCTGCCAATTATCAGTAGTATCATCCAAATTATTTTTTTCATATGCAAATTCTCCGTTTAAATCAGATCTAATATATTGCCATCCACATTGAAGTCTAATAGAATTGCTGGCTCATAAGATCCGTCTTCTGTTTCTCTGTTTGTTTCTAAGATACCGAAGTCTACAAAGTTATCACCAACTTCATTATTCTTATCATATACCCAACCTACAATCTGACCTTCCTTAGTTCTGTCAATTCCAAGCATATCATATACATCATTTAAGAATACATATCCTCTGGCATGTAAGAGGTCATTTGCATACTGCTGCTGTCCGCGTAACATAAGTAAATTGTACTGTGTATCTTTCTCATATCCCTTGCAAGTCTCATCAAAGAATCTTGCATATCCGCTGTCTGCATTTGCCACATTGACAGTAGATTTTACTTTCTTCTCTTTACCTGTCTCTGGGTCTTTTACAGTTTCCTCGAATTTCTTTGCCTTAATATCATATTTCAGTTCCTTATCTACCTGCTCTCCAAATCTTTCAACAACACGATTACGATACTCCTTGAATGACTTATCAACAGTTGCGTATGCTGCTGCCAGAGCTACATTTCTCTTTCTGAGAATATTATTAGATGCCACAATACTTGTGATTGATAATGCACCTAATGCAATAGCCGGAGCATATAACTTAACAAGCTTTACTCCTGTCTGGGCATAAATAATAGTCAAGTCTTTCTTTGCATCTTCCTGTGAATAGTCCGCTTTAATTTCCTCGTTTTCAGAGCATTCATGCACAGCATCCACATCTTTTTTATGCTCTTCTAATACCGTACTTAATTTTGTTGTAGCTTTACAAGCCATCACAGCACTTGCAACTGTTCCAACAACACCGGCTACAACAAGAATTTCCGGGCTATGCTTTTTTACTTTAATAGTTGCTGTATTTACAGCGCTTGTTACCTTTGCAATAATTTCATTCTTTTTCATGATTATTTGTTCTCCTCTTCTAAAAGTTTTACATGATCAATGAGATGCTCTAAATACCATCTCGCTTTTTCTAAGTCCTGTACACCGTTCTTATTTTTCCAACGGCACATATATTTGAGCACATTTCCAGTGTCAGTAGCCTCAATGCCTTTCAAATCAAATGTAAATGCCTCAATAACATCAATTACCTCTAATCCAGTTTCACTCTGATAATGTGCTGGATGCGATACCATAACATCTTTTGACTCGTACATAATCTGCCTCCTAATCTATTGGATTTGCTCTTGGGAATTTGATAGTATATCCGTCCCTGGTATTAACAACTCTTGCATTTCTGATATTATCAGTCCAGCCGTAGTTGTTTCCTGTCCACGGACCATCAATACCAACCAAATCGAAATAGTCCGCAACACTTACAATTCTGTAACTTGCGACAATTTCGTCCATAGCAGCTAATACATTTTCTGCCTCAGTTCTAGTGTCAAAGTAAATATCATCGAAATCGCAACCACCAATAGAACTCTGTGAATTGTAATTTCTTCTGTTGCCCTGTGCTGGGTCTTCATAATATTTGCGATAAGATACTTTGCTTGCAGACGATCTTTTACCACTAGGGCTCTTAACTCCAAGAACCGCCTTAACGGCATCGAGAATAATATCCTTCACGGCAGGCACAACGATATCCTCGAAAATGTAGCTTTTTACGTTATCTACATCTTCCGGAACAAATATCCCTGCAAGTTTATTAATTCCGCTCTTTTTCTTTGTCTTAACAGAACCGGATACAATTTTCTCTACCTTCTTTTCTGGTAGTTCAGCTTTCGCTCGTTCTCTTGATTTATGTGAGTTGGACTTGTATTCTTCCATTTATCAATTCTCCTTTCAATTACGCTCTAGCACTCATTGACTTTGCAATAGAGCTATATATGTTCTGAACATTCATAAGGTTTGCATTATAAGTATCCAGAATATCATCCATCTGAGATGATAATTTATCTTTAACCAACTGTGCAGCTTCTTCTTTTACTTCATTTTTCAAATCAGAAACATCTATATTTCGAAGTTCCTTAGCAATTTTCTCTTTAGCGTCGATTTCCATAGATTTATATGCCTGCTTTACTGCGTTCTCAGCTGATTCAGAAATCTTATTAAATAATGATGTTTCAACTTCCCTTACAGCCTTATTACATGCATCATTGACTTTCCATCTAGCAGTTGTCTCAACCATCTCTTTCACGTTGTTCTGAATAGTTTCATTTATCATTTCTTTTGGAATGTCAACTTTTCCGTCAGCAATAATTGAATCTACAGATTTATTTACTGCGTCACTTACACTCTTCAACTTACTACTTGCTCCAATTGCATAGCCTATTCCAAATAATCCAACGATACCGCATATACAACCTATAATTTTTTCTGAATCCATAAAATATTCCTCCTAATTGATAATCAATAATTCCCCAGGCAAAGTAATTTTCGATGCTGGCATACGGTTATTATTTTTCTTAAACTGATACGCTAAATTACTCTTTGCTTTCTTTTCAGATGCTGCGTATGTAGACCCCTCCCAATTATTAGCAATGCACTTGCCAAATTCCATAACCGGACCATTATAAGCATACTGATTCATAACATACCTCCCATAATAAAAAATAAGAGAGAAAGCACCTTGCTATAGGTACTCTCCCTCTTTTCTGTTAGAATAAGAACTCTTTAATTTTCAGAATCATTCTCATAAACTGTTTCAGTGTTTTCATCTTCAACTGTGGTCTCATTCTCGACAACACGAAACCCTTTACGCGCTTTCATCTCTTTCAGTTTACCAACTGCTGGTGCTACTACAAACTTGTAAGCTAAACCGCCTGCAATCATAGCTACACCGATAGTTGCTACTTTACTGAATCCACCTTTGGAAGCTGTCTTTACGATTTCCTCTGTTGTGTCCATAACCTCTTCGTTGTTCATGATTTCATTTGTTTCCATAATGTTAATCTCCTTTCAGATTAAAAATTTATTATTCTTTCCATAATAGTGGCTGTAAATTTTGCGAACCTACATCAAGTTTCTATAGTCATATCTAGGTCCACATCCGTAATCTATTACAAATACAGGTTCATCGTTATCATTAAGCTGGGAACTAAAGCGAAGGTCAATATATCCTTCTCGGTCAATATTCCATCCAATATCATCGCCGATTTTAATATATGGTAAACCAACCTCGTAATAAAAATCATTAAGAGAAATATACATTTCATCTCGCATTCTTCTATTCAAGTCATTCTCAGCTTTTTTAATCTTGTCAATTTTTGACTTGAAATAGCGTCCGGATAATACATCGTAGCAAAGAGTCTCGCCATCCCCGACAAATATAATTTCACTTTCTTTTGCTGGATGTGCTTCAATTTTCTCTTTTGCAATGGCATCTCTAACAGTCTGCTCCTTCTTTTCTCCAATTGTTTCAACAACTTTGTTCTGATATTCCTTGAGTGATGTTTCAGCTATAGAATATGCCGTAGCCAGTGCCGCATTTCTTCTGACATTTACTGAGCTTGCTCCAATCAGACAAGCAATAGATAAACCGCCTATTATAGCTACTGGAATATAACATTTCCAGCAAATTTTAATAACGTAAATATTTGATATCTTTTCTGGAGCGAATTGCTCTGGAATACCATTTTCCCTATCTATTTTTCGATAATATTCTTCTTTTTTTAACAAATCCAATGCTTTAGGTGTTGCTCTTACAGCCATCACAGTCGTTGTTACCATGCCGGCAATACCTATTCCAGTTAATATTTCCGGGCTATGCTTTATGGTTGATTTTTTCACCGCATTATATGCCGCTTTAATATTTGGTTTATGCATTTTATTACTTCCTTTCCTATAGATTACCCCCGCCCACAAGGGGCAGAGATTTTTACTTAACCAACCAGATTTCCGGACGAACCCCAATAGAGTTCGAAGCATAGCTGCCGCTCGCATAGCCACTGTGGCTCACAATAGCGAAATGAGCCGAAGAAAATTCTTTCTTGGTAGCATTACGAAGCCACCCGAATTCACACCCATTATCATAATAAGCAACTCGATTGCGTCTCTGCTTCATAAGCGGAAGCTGCTTATTATTATCAGCTTCAAAGTGGTTTCTATCCCACTCATCATCCCAGCCAAACATCTCACCTACTGTAGGAATAGTAACGTCTGTAAGTCTTACTCTAATCGAATAAGGTAATGCCTTGACGAACTCTGTATATAACCATTTATTCAAATTAGACGCTTCAAACCCGCCATTATTTGTACTTGACTCATTCATAGGTCTCTTAACTACATAATCATCGAAAATGAGCATGACCTTATCGTCCGTAACCTTGTGCACTGTTGCTGTAAATTCTCCCAATCCATCCAACTTAATTATTGTCTTATCTCCTACCTCAGCATCTTTTAAATCGGACTTTGCTGGTGTTCCGAATAATGCATTAACAAATTCTTTAATTGCAAGTTCATCATTAATGCAATACGCTCTCATAACTTCTTTTGACTCTTTATCAGCTGTCATTTCAATATACTTTCTGTACATTCTTTCTACTGTAGGTGTGTCAATCCCTCTTGTTGATAATCCAATAATTTCTTCTCCTAATGTCATTTCTCTTTTACACATAATGTTAATCTCCTTTCAAAATATCGCTTTACGCGATTAATAAATCAATGATCCATCGTGTCATATCTTTAGCACACGAAAATAAAAAACTGTTGTTGATGTTTTTGCAGGCGTACTCATCCATTAACTCTTCAAAATTTTCAAGAGTTATCAATGGCGGAATATCCCTGTTGTTATTCAATCGTGTCAACAACTCTTTTGCCGCCCATATAGAGTAGCTATTGTTGACAAAACTATTGCTATACCACCAATCAACTATATTTTTTCTTGATTGCTTTAGACAATATTCAGTAATTTCAATAGCTGTATCTATTGATGACATACTTAACCTCCATAAAACAAAAGAGTCCTTGTTTTAGGACTCCTTCGCATTTGTGTCTCTTTTAGCAAGAGCTTCATTAACTTTCTTATCAATCTGCTCATTCATCTTCTGCTCATCAGCCCAATCGTTAATAAGATTCGCTCCTAATCCGATTACTGTTGCAGCAAGACCAATGATTCTAATAATTTTACTATTCATAGCCCGTTGCCTCCTTTCCATAATAGTGGCTGTAAATTTTGCGAATAGACTATTCCATTGTGAAGTCTTCTTCATCGCACCAATTAGTGTCTGGTGTCCAAACCATTTCAATGACATATACTTCAAGCCCATCATCGAGAACCGTTTTTCTATGATTAAAATCAATCCAATACAGACCATCGTCACAGTTCCATCCAACATAATCTCCGCCATCAATAGCAGATAATCCGAGCATCTCATAAAAATCATTTACTGGAAGATGGCCAGATATTACAAAATTTCTGTTAAGATGATACTCAGCCTGTAATACCCTACTTACAGAACTTTCAAAATATCTTCTTGAATATTCGTCATAAAACAGATGATTTTCGTCCGGATTATGCTCATCAAAGTCCAATGAATTCCATCCACATATATCCTGTCCGCTAAGATATATGTCATCACAATGTTCTTTGGCTATAGAGTCAATTATTTTCTGATGAGCTTCCTCTCCATACAATTCCTTTAGCTTTTCTTTATACTCACTGTAAGATTTGTTAATCAACGCATATGCACTTGATAAAGATGCCTGTTGATGTCGGTTTAATACATTTGCGCCAACAATACAAATGATTGTGGAAACGCCAATAACTGTTGATGGAATATAATAAACCCACGCAGACCTAATAGCTTCTGTTTTGCTATATCCGCATGGGTCTCCATCGTGATTGATCAAGCTGTCTTTCCTAATCTTTTCAATTGCTTTAGGTGTTGCCATAACAGCAGATATAGTAGTTGCAACAACACCCGCAACTCCAAGACAGGTTAAAACTGTTGGTGAGCCTCTTTTCAGTCGTACAACTGATTTGTTAATGAGTTGATTGATTTTTGGTTTCATAGTGATTGTCTCCTTTCTTTATTCCATAGCTCGTAAAATATCCAGCACATTATCTGCCAGATTTATTGCTATTGAAAACATTAATTGTGTGTCTTGTCTCATATGATAATATTTATTCATCACAGATTTGAAACATCTTACAATTTCTTCAATTTCTGCTATTGACGCATTGTCTTTTGGATATAATTCGGATGATATATATTTCAGTAATTCATGTACAGACCATATGGAATAACTTGATTGCATAAATTCCTTACGGTGCCCGTATATCATAGGAAATGATACATCTGATATGTGTCACTTAATATCAGTTCAAGCTGCTCAATAGACATATGAACTTCTCCTTTCTAGCTAGAAAAAAATAAAAGAGAAGACAGTGTAGGATTCGGACCTACGACCTTCACAGTAATTGTGCTGCTCCACCACTGAGCCAACTATCTTTCTCTCATAATATGCTTTGTAAATTTTGCGGAGTAAAAGAAAAGAGCCGCCATAAGCGACCCTAATCGTCAGTTCAAACCAATACTTTTCAGTATGTTTATAAGCTCGTCCTTTCCGATTTCCGCATCTACATCGACATGAAGATGTGTCTTTCCGTCTGCAATAGTTGTAGTGACTTCATTTAACTGAATATCAATATCGTATCCAGTTTTCTTATGTATCACCATTTTTAATGCTTTTGAAATAATCCCTCTTGTAAATTTAGATACTATTTTCATTTCGTCCATGCTCCTTTTACTCCTTTCAAAGCTTTTAGTTTCTCATAAAAGGAACTGTGATTTTAGCGAAAAGAAAGAGCCCTTGTTAGGACTCCCTAGTAAAAGTATGGTGATGTTTTCTTTTGATTCCCCACCATGCACGCAAATAGTTAATAAACGAATCAAGTTTCCATTCAATCCTATAAAATTTTTCATCTTCTAAAAAATCTGCACCCGATGTGAACTCTTTCCATTCCTTTCCTGTCTTTGTGCATTTTAGAATATACTTTCTCATATATTTCACGCTCCTTTCATAATACAATATGTAAATTTCGCTAAATATTGCGTCTGTCAAAGCATGTTTCCCATCTTTGCCTCTGTATTGGTTTCATTTTCAAAGCCCACATTATTTGCCTAATGCTTACCGTTGGATATAATCCGTCCGTACATTCTCCTGCTCGTTCATCAAAAAATTTTTTGAACTTAGGATGCAAATATAAAGAATCTGTCAACCAGGAATCAACCTCTGTCCAGTATGTAGTCTTTGTATCTGAATTAAATCTTTGCTGAATAACTGCCAACCCTTTATCGCCTATTGTAAATAATGTACATCTGTCATACACCGGATGATTGCATATATATAATTTTCCATACATAGAAAGATAAATATCCGGTTTTTTATAATGGTATCTCATCTCTATTCTCCGTAAAAAGAAAAGAGCCTTAGATTTCTCTAAGACCCTATACTCTAGCTTATTGTGTTTTTAATTTTCTTCTTCGGACTCATCCGTGACAATACCCAGAACTTCCTCTCTGGTCGGATATAAATTCTCGTACTTTTCATCTCCTTCACAGCCATATTCCTCTAAACCAATGCTGTGACCACAATGAGGACACACTAATGTGTCTTCCCATTCATCTTCAAATTCCATTAATTCTCCGCACTCAGAGCAGATATATTCTCCGTCTGTCATTGCCTTTCTCTGTTTTTCATTAAAAATACTCATGCTAAATATCTCCTTTCAAAATTGACCTGCTCGCATACTCGTATATCTAGTATACAAACTGGTGTTAATCTGTTCAAGAGATAAAGCTTTATTCTCTCATAAAGAGCAATGTATTTTTCACGTAAAAAAGAAAAGGAGATGCTTATAGAATTCACATCTCCTAAAAGTGCCATTACCACTCGGCAGTAATTATTCTGCATTCCTTGCAATAATATACCGACAGCTTGATATTAGCCTTTACATCCTTATCCATATGATACTCAAATGTTGCCGTACGATTGTTTTCATTCGTTACTAACATACTTTGAACTGCCGGATTTTCCCCATCATCAAAGTTGTCCATAACAGTAACCAATCGCTTATGCAAATATTCATTCTCATTGAATATGACAGTAAAATGCCATAAGCTTTCATCATCACCACAAGGAATACTTAATGTAGTCTGATTTGTAGTAATTGGTACCTCCACATAGATTTTGTTCATCTAATTTTGCCTCCTTTTCCGTTTTCTCATAAGAGGAAATGTTGTAGTTGCGTATTAAAAAGTAAGAGGACATGCATTATTCACGTCCCCTTGCCATAAAATCATTATTTCTTTGTTGGTCTAAAACGATTGATCAAACCTGTAAATGTCTTTGAGGTATATGTTCCTGTTTCTTCAAACTTAAATCCTTTCCTCATCCAAATTCCATAGAATATCAATGGCACCATTAATTCTGCCGCTGCTACACCTACTCTGAAATATCGCTCCTTAACCTGCTCTTCAAGCTGCTTCTGTTTCAGTTCATCGTCTTTAGTGTTGGCTTCTCCTTCCATCACACGACGATCATACTTCTCATCCGCATCCCATTCGCTCTTGTTCTCCTCGATTCTCAGCTTGTATAGCTTTGCCAAATCATCAATAGCACTTGATTTCTTATCAGAACCTGCTTCGAGTTCAGATAAGTTCTGAATCTCCGTTGCAATTTCCTCATTCAATAAATCTTTAATATTTGGTTCGCTCATTTTGTGAAACCTCCTTTTAATAATTTCTTTCATAATAGAAAGTGTTATTTGTGCGAAATGTAATTTTTAATTTTCACACGTAAACGTACAGATTGCTTCTTATAAATATCACTCATTCCACCTGCATCTAATTCAAGAAATAAATAAGGCTCGCTATCAGGGTCAGATTTGTCAACCCTAAGCGAACCTATTGGCTTATCCTTAAATACAAATTTTGATACAAGCAATCCTATAAGAATTCCAGCTAGTAACCAAATTAATGGCATATGTTCCTCCTTTCTGAAAACATTTTCCGGAATTTTCCCACCGGGCAATTTTTCAAATATCAATATAGTATGATTTCCAGTAACCTGCGTACTGGATTTAACCTAGAATAAAAAAGAAAAAAGCCCCGACGTTGTTTGCGTGGGACTTCACTCTCTAATATAATAATGTAACATCGTGTTTAAATTCATTATTCAAACAGTACAGTAATCTCTTTTCTTCATCCTCAGTACATTGGACTTTGACATAATATCTGCATATTTTATGCCCCATAACATTAGTTTCATAAAAATCTACATGTAATGGGTATATACCTAAATTATTTAATAAACCGTCTAATTCCTTTGCACTTTGATATTTAATTCCTATAGTCATTGTTTTTATAATTCTAACCATAATGCTTCACCATCCTTTCATAAAGGACAATGTATTTGTTGCGAACTATCCTCGTTCCTTATCCAGCAACCAGAAAAATCGTCTGTACAAATCATAGTAAATATCTTTGCAACACGGAATATTTAATCTAGCTTTCAAAATATCATAAGACCAACCTTCCGTAATGCCCTTTAGTAAATACGCTGCTAATTCTGGATTTGTAAAATTAGCAACTCTTTCAAGCATGTTCATACGGTCTGCATAATATGATCTAGCTATTGCATACCTTGATGTTGGGTCATCAATATTATTGGTTATAACCCTCATCGCCAAATTCATAGTTTTTGTATTTGTGCCGTCTAATGCGGCATATGCTTTCTTCCATATAGGATATTGCAGGCAAAAATGCTTTAACTCGTAATATCTATGTTTCTCTATCCAATATGGATTCTTTTCTGATAATTCAGCTCTTAATGTTGTTCCCATATAAATCTCCTTTGTGTTTATTACCGCCGGTGATTCTATTCTAGGTTAGAAATGCATAATAGTAAAAACAACCTCGGTGGAAACTAATGCAAAAAAAGACAGTCTATGTTTTCACAGACCGCCCTTCATTTTAACGCTTTACTAAAAATGCTGGTATTTCGATAGCTGTTATTTGAGAGTTATTGTTTTTCTCTATAACTAAATTCATTTCTTTTAAAGCCAGATATCGTAAAACTGTTTGGCATTCTTCATAATTATCAAAATTTCCTTCTTTGAATTCTGCCATATATCGTTCTACATCCATCCAGTGTAAGAATGTATCCTCTACTATGTTGTTTCCTTTTCTCTCCATAATATAAATCTCCTTTCATATAACTACATTTTTATTCAAGGTTTTCTCATAAGAGAGATTGTAAATTAAGCGTTCGCCATCTAGTCATAGTCATCTCGCAAGGATAATCCTCATAGTCTATCATATCGCTTGTTATTTTACCTTCTATAACTCCTGTTATTATTCTCGCGTCGTATTGTTTATAAGGAAAAATATTATTGGGAAGATTTCTATGTATACAATTACAAACTGGACATTTGAATCTTTTTACAGTAATGATAGACGCTTTACGATTTTTCGTCCGTACCATTCTTGAAACTTTATCATAATATTTCAAATCACTACCGCAAGATTCGCATATGTAATTCATCTTTTTTCACCTCACTGACAAGGTTTATTATACATAAAAATTAAAGATAATGTAGAAAAAAGAGTACCTCCTGGTTTCCTCGCCATTTGGTACCCTTGTATTCATTCAAGACATTATATTTAGTAAATAATTAGTAAAATATAAATTTATTGTAAATGTAACATCTATAAAGTCTTATTTTATGGTGATTGTCGAATAATGATAGGTATTTTAGTCAATAATCGCTATCATTTTACTGCCTCTCCATATGCTTCTATCTTGTAATAATAAGTAACAAAATCGCTATTAGACATATCTGCTAATGATATAGCTTCTGTCTCTGATATCTTATATGTATCCTTAAGTGCATTTATAATCTTATCATAGCTTTCCTTCATCTTATCATCTACGCCTAACTCTTTACCTTCAGCCCTGTATGTCTGATATCTGTCAACACCCTTTATAAGAGCATTAATTGCCTCTGTATTCATATTCATCTTTCTGTAATTAAGATATGACTCATACTGTCTTTGAACATACATAACAACCTTTGACTGATTATATATTGTCTCTTCATTACCTGAAAGGTTCATACCACTTAAACTATTATAAACTTTCTCGTATTCGCCATTGATAAAGTAATCTTTAGCTGCATTTACTTTACTGTTGTAATTGATACTATAGCCAAATACCTGTATAAGCATAATAATTCCTGCTATAAGTAATATAAATAAAATGATTGATTTTGGTTTAATCTTAAGAATATCACCTGGTTTAGGTGGTTCTTTAACTTTAACTTTTTTAGGTTTCTTTTCTTTCTTAGGCTTCTTATCTTTTGCCTGTTTAGCCTGCTTTTTCTTTTCTTCTTTCTTAGCTGCAGCCTGTTTCTTCTTCTCCTCAGCCTGAGCCTTTTTTGCTTCCTTAGCCTCAGCCTTCTGCTGATTTTCTATTTGTTCCTGTTCTTCTTCAAGCTTACCTTCTTTTTCCTGCCTAATCTTAAACTGCTGATACCTATACTTAATCTTAGCAATTAAGCCCTTCTTAGGTGCTTCTGGCTGGTCAAGATTAGCTTTACCATGAAATACCTCATCAATGAGCTTCTCATTCTCATCCTGCTCTTTTCCATCATCCACTGTGTTAGTCTTAGCAGCTATTGCATTATCAGCAGTCTTTTCAAGCAATTCTCCATCGCCTGTTGCCACATTTGCTTCATTAAGATCATCTTCAATACTTTCAAAGAAAATGTCTTTTATAACAGAAAAAATACCTTTTTTATCTTTTTTCTTTTGCTTTTTGTTGTGCTTCTTTTTCATAGAAGCTTTATCAGCCTGTGCTTCATCGGCATCTGAAGCTTTATTCTGCACACTGGCTTTATTAGCTGCTTCTGTGCCATTGTCATCAGATGTGCTATCTGAAGCTGCATTTGCCTCATTATCAGCATTGCCTAAAGAAGCATTATCTGCTGATGAAGCTGAATTATCGGCTGATGTATCCTCAGCAGCTACCTCATCTTCTGACTGCATACCGTTCTCTTTAAGAAGCTCATTCATAGATGATTCATCTGCATTATCATTCATCTCACCTATAAGATCATCCAAATTCATACTTGCAAGACGGTCTTTTTCGGTATCTGATAAACCCATATCATCCATAAGCTCATCGTTCTTATCAAGATTAGTACCAGCAGCTTCATCAACTGGAGTGTCATCTAACATCTTATCAATAGCTTCATCTGCCTGCTTATCCTTAGATGTATCATCTGCTTCTGTCTGCTTATCTGCTTCCTGTGCCTTCTTAGCAACTTCCTCAGGAGTTAATTCTGATACTGTATCATCAGTTATAAATGTTTCCTCCGTATCAGAAGCCGCCATATGACGAGGAACTGTCATAACATCTTTTAATAAATCTTCTATATTATCGTCATTAAGATTTCCATCCTCATCATCATATATATTTTCAAATTTAGTACTCTTCTCATTAGACTTTTCAAAGGCTTCCCTTACCTGCTCTTTGATCTGTTCTTCCTCTTCATCCTTATTCTCTGATTGTGCATTCTCATCTTCAGATAATGATTTCAATAAGCCATCAAGGTAATCCTCTTCATTCTCTGCCACAATTCCACCACCTTCGTAAAATTATAAATAAAATTCTACCATAAAGAATA